GCCAACTGCTCAGCAGGGGTTATGCCAAACGCGAGCCAAAAGGAATACCTAGTACGCTCGGCGATCGGCCCATATCCCCTCTTCATACCTCGAGACAAGTGTTCAAGGCCTCCACCGAGGCCTGTGGAATACTGCTTAGCTCCACCGGCATTGCGGCCGAGAGCGGCGTAGAATTCCTGCGAAACAGGTATCCCACCAGCCAAACTCAAACCGCAAGCAGCCACTGAAGACATCCACTTCTTCCATTGCGTCTCACTCTCAAACTTTTGCAGCGATATGGTGTCCTTTGCCAGTGAAGTTTGTGGGCGACGCACCATTATGTAACCCTCGGGTGTCCACACTGGTGATCCCTGACAGAAATCAATGCGCTCCAAGTCGTACACAGGCTCCTCGCAGACCATCGTGAAACCTTTCTTCAGGAAATAATCCTTCATACTCGATTGCACGCGCTCCAAGTCACACTGCTCAAACATCAGAACACAATCATCTCCGTCGTTGACAAACTCGCAGTCCAAACCGATACTAAGCACGTAAGCCCTAAACATGACGCACATCAGAAGTGTGTTGCCGCCCCCAGTGTTGGGGACGCCAGACTTCCGACCGCCATCAGTCTTGAACTTAACCGAACCGTTCTCTGCCCGTGCCACGCCTGAACCAAACAACTGCATGTTCAACAGCCTCCGCATTTCTTTCCTCTCGAGGGGACAGGTGCAAAGCCCTATGTAGAAGTCAAACTCCAACAATAAAGCGTCGAGAGACACATGCTGATCGAACCGATGTGCGTCGGCCCCAACAGCAACGGGTCTCTTAAACCTGTTCCACTTACGCTCCAAGAGCGCTCCTCTGCGCGCAGAATTCAACCCCTTTGCAACAACCCTACCTCCCCACGTCTTGTCCAATGCCCTAATGAAACTATGCTCTCTATGCGCATAGTGCCTACCTAAACTCACGACGTACCTCGGTCCATAGGACGATATGAAACGAGGAACGGGATCCGCCTTCTTCGTAAGATCAAGCTTGTCAGCTTTTACGAAGCCTGTAATTTTGGCGTCCTTCTTATTGATTGGCTCTGAATTCAAAGAAATCACAGCATTTCCGTACATCGCGCGCTTCTTCGCGTCCTTATAACGACCTGGAAATTCATCCAGGGATAGGGAAGGGAACCTAGCGCAGCAATTGGAAACCTCCCTTAAAACGGGGAGGCAATCATCGAAGGCATTACTCAGCGGAACGGGTGGCGGTGCAAACTCACCATTTGCACACTTGACGAAATACACCCGCTCTTTTAGAGCCCGTTCGAGATTAACCATCGAAGAGTTGTGAACAGTCAGTCGCGAGTGGGGCGCAAGCCTCCCCACTTGTGATATAGTTCTG